GGATAATACTATTTCTTTCAATTGGTTGAGGTCAGATCTCAAATTACCTATTTCAACAATTGCGTCGGATAATAATTTTTTCTCGGTAAGAATTTTTTCTCGTTGGAGAATATATCGTGTTCTTGATTGTTTATCTGTATTTATTATACCATAACTATCAATATGCCTAGATAAATTTAGGTTATTATTTATAGGTATATAATCTGGTAATGTTTCTGTTGCCATAAAATTCCTTACGTTTCTAACGCGATTACCCTCAATTGTTCACAAAGTGGCACCGCGCTACTATTGGTAGATCTCATTACTATTTTGATTGAAAATTCAACAAATTCACCGATATAATCATTATGCCAATAATAATCTTTAAAATCGGTGATACTCTGTGCTGGAGAAAAATCAGTATTAGGATCAGGAGTCATCAATACATAATCCTGACTGCCAAATGTAGCATTTGTGTTGGTTTCAAGTATTTTATAATATACATCAACTTGTGCTCCATAAGGCCACATGATTGTAAGCCAAAAATGTAGGCTATTTGCTGGATTCTGTAAAACAACAGGTTTTGTAATATAAATTGCGGTATCTGTTTCACCATAAGGAGCGGTTTCTGCCACATAATTAGGAGCGGCTCCAGATGGTATTGTAGCTGGTAATGACCCACTGATTCTATAATCAATACGATTACTAATCAATAGAGAAGTACACCGAGTAGTATCAATCATAGGAGAAAGATTATCGGATAATGATGTTAAATCAATTTGCCAAACTAAACTCTTATTGGCATAGGTGCTACCCAAATTTATCAAATAAGTTTCATTTGGTAAAGAAGCAACAACTTGTGGTTCAGATAAAATTGTATTCTGATTCGGGATAAATTGTGAGAATGGGAAACTTCCACCCAATACTCGTTCATAAGGAATTTGAGTTCCGTGTGTGGAGGTTTCTGTTATTGCTCTCATATAATAATTGGTATTTGTGCCTGTAAAATTCAATTCATTTACAATCGGCATAATTATATCATAGGCATAATTTCCCGTACATGTGAAAGCTACACCGGTCAATCCTGAAGAAGTGGCATTGACTGGGGTTCCACTACCATTTACAATTTGAATTGTATAACTATCTAATTCAGGATTTAGGATTAAATAAGTTCTGGATCCTAAAATTGTATCGGCAATTCCTGAAGCCCAAGATGAATTTCGTAAATCTCCAGTTACAGTAGGAACAATATAACTTACAGCGATTCCATTATAACTGGCTGCCCAATTAGCATTTCCCACTCCAGGTGGTATTGTAATTGTTACCGCACTACCAGAAGACATTCCATGGTTGGGTTGGTATATGCGAATGGTGTTTATTGCATTATAAGTTTGTATTGAAAGATTTGGTAAAGAAACAACGGGCAATACCGGATTTTCCAATATAACTGTTCCTAAAACACTATAATTAAATACAGCACGATATAAGGTAAATTTCAATGCTTCTCCAGGAGAAGGAACCCATGTACTTGCATTTTGAGATTTGAATAATAATCCCGCATATGGAACTTGTGATATCAATGAATCTGTATTCAGAACATTATCTCCCAATAAAGCGGTCCATACAAAATAATTATTACTATTTGATAATAGAACTATGGCATATTCAACCCCTTGTGGTAAATAAACAGGTGATGAAAATGGGAAATTTGTTGGTGTTGCCGCAGTAGAAGATACATTGATACTACTCGGATTCAAAACCACTGTGCTGAAAGGAACAACTGATTGTGTGGGTGTTCCATTTAGCATTTGTCTTATTTGTAGCGTTACGGGAATATTAGCATCTTTGGTAGCAAAATAAACATCAACAGAAGTAACACAATATCCACCGGATAATGTTCCAACCAAGAAAGATTGGGCTAATGGGTCAATATAATCCACACCAGGAGCATATTCAAGTACTTGTTGTGATGTTGTAGTAGTTCCTAAATCAACCGTGGCAGTTTGTGAAACAGTTTGTGTTTGTATTTCAGGAACTCCAGTTGAAGTTATTGTTTGTTGATCCGTATCTAAAGTACCAGCGGCAGTATAGTTCGCGGTTGCATAAGTTGTAGTATTTGCAAGTACATTGTTTGGATCATTACATAATTTAAATACTCTAGTTCCTGTTCTAAATGCAGGATCTCCAGAAATTGTAGGATCAGGGAGATTGAATGTTCCCGATACGGCACCCGCTGCATCAGTTATTAATGTACTTGGCGAACAATATGTTGTAACTGGTGTAATATCAAAAAAGGCGTAAACTTGTGTTAGAGGTTTCAATCCCGTTGCGCTAAATGAAATACTATTGGCACGGCAATAAGGAACCATAGCAGTACTTACAGTTACATTATTTACTGTTTTAGTAGGTACATTAATTAATGTGGTTGTAGTTCCTGTTGTGGACTGTTGTGCCGTTGAAGTTTCTGTGGCAGTAATTGTAACATAGACAGGATTACCAGGGGTTGGAGTAGTTGCTGGTGATGAAAATTCATTATTACCTCCACCATCTACAACTCCAACCCAATCAGTTGTCCAGGCATTCCAAATAGTACCTAAAACATTTTCAGATTCTAATTGGGCTTGTGTGGCATTATACAATGAATTGTTAGTTATGGTTATATCTGGTAAATATGTAATACTAACCCAAGTATCAGTTGCAGGATTTAGAGTAATGTTGCCAATAAATGTAAAAATATTATATGGGTTTATATTTTCTTGTCTTGAGGCTGTTGGTTGCGTCACAACAGGACTTTCAGTATATGGTAATGTCAAAAGGTTATTATTTGGTTTTAGTGTTTGAAATTCTATATTAGAACTTTCCGTCGCATCATATACCATACCAATAGGATTGATATTATATGTAGGACGCATAATTTTATTCAAAGCATCCAAAGAATAATGAATATCTGGATTTGTATAATCGGCAACCGAATTATCCACAAAATTATCTACCACAAAACCAGATTGATAACGATTCAATCCCGTTGTAGCATCTGGAATCTGCATATTGGCAGTTGTTTGTTCTAATAGATTCAAGGCTGTATAATATTCTAAATTAGAAATTCTTTGGTCTAAATTACCAATATCAGCCATTGTATATACTTTATTGGGTATAGTTTTGATAGTAACTGATTGTGGAGTAAAAGTATACGCGGGATAAGTTATAATAGCTAATACCATACCACTTGAAGGATCAGAAGGAGCTAATGGTGTTAGTGAAGGTGTCCCTTGAATGACAGAAAACACCCCCGTTTCAGTTAAATATAATTTATCGACTCTTGCTAGGTAATAGGAAAAATCAGATACAACATCATCATTTGGTTTAACTAAATGACCTACAGTTCCATATATAGGTGGTAAAGGTACTGTATTTCCTCCTGTTGGAGAAGCAGAATCATTTACCCGTGGTCTAAAATCATAGCAATCACGTAAAGCATATTGAAAACCATTTGAACCATTATAAATGGGAATACGAGAATACCAATCTGTAAATGAACCAAAACTTGTATAGCTATTTACATCAAAATAATCTCCTGACCCATGAGAAAAATAAGTATAAACAATATAAACATTAGTTGGTGCTGGATATCCCGCCAATAGAGTTAATGTTCCAAAATCATATCTGTTATCTCTTTGTCCATTATCAAATGTATACCAAGAGGTAATATTTTCACCAGTTTCATCTGTACCTAACCAAACACCTGTAATTTGATAAACATCGGCTTTACCAAGGTTTATCAGACTTGAGGGACCACTTACTGATAAAATTTGAGTGTTTAGTGTCTTTGTTTTTTCTGGTGCTATATTTTGTGTAACTGTTGCGGAAAGTTTTACCGTTAAAGCATGTAATGGCGCGTTGAATGTTAGTTGTGTTTCTCCTGAAGAAAATACTGGAGTAGCAGAAGTAACATCAATTAGTGTACCTTCTGTAGTTGTAGATGAAGTTTCTACGGTTGCTACATAATCAGTAATTTCCATCGCAGAAAAGATTTGATTTACACTGGTAGAGAAAGTAACTGTGCCACTGGACACACCCACAGAAGCAAAAACTTTACGGAAAGAATATGAAGTGGTAACATTATTACTTTGATCTCTAACTGTTGATACCACATTTTGTGGTAAATTATAAATCAAAATATTATCGGCAGTATCAAATAATGTTATTGTTTGTAAAATATTTGCTGATCCACCTAAATTGGAGTTAATTGGTGAATTTACAGGTATTGTAGTTGTAGTTGGGAGAACTAATAGAAGATTATTAGTTGTATCCCAATCATATACGGTTGCTGTAAGAGCACCCGAAGTAATGGTGCATACAGGGGAAAAACTTCCAACAACATTCACAATATCCAATTGAGTCAAAACATTTGCCGTTGTTGTTATTGTTCCATCAGAAACAGCAAATGAACGGATATCAGTTGTTTGATAACTACCCGTCAAACTTATATCAGCCAAGAAACATTGAAAAACTGGTCCAGGACTTCCAATAGCTTGGAATGCCCCATCTTGAAATTGTAATCCTCGTAATGTTGCTGTTCCTATTACTGAAGTAAGAGGCGCTACACCATCAGTAACAATTGGGGTGCCATATAAATTTATTTGTGGTAAAGTATCATAATTTGGTATTCCAAATAAACGATTTATAAATACATAATTTCCTAAATAAGCTCTTGTATGGCTATTCTGGAAAAAATTGGTTGATCTTGCTTTATTTAAAGCTACATATTGTTTGGAAATAGTTTGAATTTCATAACCTTGTACGTAGGCTTTACCGGGTTCTACACCCAATGCTAATTCATCTTCCTGGCCACCTTGACCCGAAGTAAATATACCACCATTATTTCCATTCAATAGATCTTCATGTAAATCAAACCCAAATGGTGAAGTAATAAAATTACCATTTGCATCATATGTTCTCCGAGCAAGGGTATCTACTAAATCTCCTAATACAGTTTGTTGAACTTGAGATTGAATTATACCATTAGAAATAACCATCAATGAAGTAAATTCACTATCAGGTACAGCATCCGACGCCAAAGCCACAAGATTTAAAACGATTTTATAACGATATGCTCCTGGAGCCGCATAATTGGGAGAACCAATCGCATTATCATATAATGATATATCTTCTTCAGGAGTAACGATTGTTTCGACCGCTTCTAATCCAACATTTACACTTGGGTATTGGTTATAATCTGCTAAACGAATAGTTTGTGAAACTACATTCAAAAATTTACCAAAAATGAAATATACACCATTATCAATTGAAGCCTCTGATGTAAGTCCTGTTGAATTCGGAGTAATAGCTTGGCAAACATCAACATTACTTGGCAAAACTTTGATTATTTCATTATCAGCAAATGTAGCTGTAGTATTATTGGTTCCTGAGGAAACATATTTGACATATATGGTATTGATATTGGCTTCTACCTGGATAACTTGCGCTATAACACCAGTTGTAACGCCTTGAATCTGAACATTTCCAACAATAGTTGGATCTATCAAATTATAATCAACTGGAGCAGAAGAATATGTAGGATTAACCTTTACATAGGAAAGGTTTGTATCATATGTAATTTGTCCTGGGCTTACCATAGCCCCATTGGAAAATATATATGAACCAAACCGATTTATTTGTTCTCCAAAAATTGATTGTAATTGTGTAAGTTCCCGGGCTTGTAAGGCATACCCTGGACGGAACAAAATTTGGTAAAACTCTTTAGAAGGAGAATAATCATCAAAAATTGGGGCTGTTGCAAAGCTTAATGGCATACTATTATTTAGTCATCTTTAATTTAATTAGGAGCGTTTAGTTTGGTGTGGCGACACCTGAAACACGGGCGCTGTTTCCCAGCGGCCCGCAGGAGATCCGGTAGTAATAAGGGGTTCCACTGGTTAAGCCAGTGACGGTTTTACCGCGCGCCAGCACGCCGCCAGAGTCGGTTGGATCAGAGGCGTCATTGGTAGAGGCGAAGGGGGATGTAGAGGTCCCGATAGAGCAGGTATTCCCGTCCGGGGCGGTGTAGAAGAACGTCAGGTTCCCGGTCGCCTGCGAAATCACGCGCACGTTACGCACCAAAGGCCGTGGTGTCATGCCCCATACCGGGGTGTCGCATGTATCGACCGACCCACCCCCGCAACTGGCGGTATTACTCCCAAAATTCGCCTGCCCGTAGTACGCTACGTTCATTTCGTCCCAGGCGCGGCGGGCGGTGATGATCTTGCCTGTCCCTTCGTCGGTGATGGTCAGGTCGTGATCTACCGCCATTGCAGCGCTTGTAAGCAAAACATTCCCGTAGTTGCCGTCGATGGAATCGAAATATCCGGGCATCATCACCGGATACTGGGACATCTGAGCGCCTTGAGAGTGGCTGGCTTGGGTTGTATTGAGTTGCCCTGGCGTTACCGTGTATGTTGAAAACCCAACCCACATGCCTGAACTGCCGCCCGTCAACGTGACCTGGGAAGTCAGGCCAGAATCGTTGTAGAACGAAATCACATATGGACTGGTCGTCACCACGCTAACATAAAAATCGCAGTTGTTGTTTAGCACCAGCGCGGCGTGATCCGGCGTGTTAGCTTTGCACGCTGAGTTGCCGACCATCCCGTTATCAACGGCGCTCGTTGCATAGACGCGAACAAGCTGCCCGCTGACGAACGCGGGGCTTGGCGTTCCCGATAGCGTAACTTGGCTCAGGCTGGTGTTGACGGATGAAACCGATACGAAGTTTGTTGAACCTGCGGTTGCGGAGAATACCTCGTTGTCGATCTTCATGTAGTGCGGAAGATCGTACCAAGTGTTCACGTTAAGGTTATTCGAGGGTGGACCGCCAGCCTGCGAATTGTCGGCGCCGAGAAACTGAACACTAGTCGCCCCGGCTGAAATTGCTTGGGCGATAGTGACCGATGAGATAATTGCGGATCGCGCGGCTGTCCAGGTCTGAAGGTAGCCGTCATACTGGCTGTTGATCGCTGGGACGCTCACGCCATAACGGTAAAGGGTCGAGGCAAAGGCCGGGTATCCTTGGTTGAAATCAGAGTCTGCGATCAAATGAAGCTCGTGCTGAGAGATGATGGTCTGGCTGGGAAGCGCCAGAGGATATAGGTCAGTCACGAAGGCAAATGCCGATCCGTAATAGCCATTGAACCAAGGGCCGGTCGCCTGCCCAGTGACGGACGTACTTACGCCGGTGACGAGTCCCTGGTCGCCTTGGGCTGGGAACAGAAGAGGATTGGGGAATCCCCGTGTGGACCCGTGCAGCCAATCCACATTGCCTTCATACGCGCATCGCACCATGCGCCAGATGCTTGTCTCGGTAGACAAATTAAAGCCTGTACAACTCGTGCTGACCGGGCAGGCGGAATCGGGAGTGCAGGAAGTCCCTGTCGGTGAGAACGACCCGTTCGTGATGTTGAACTTCCCTTCGCGCGCCTCCAAATTATTGTTGAGTTTCTTCTGGAAATAGAGCTGTTCCGGTGTCCCATCCGGACTGACAGAGGCGGTAAAGCCAAGTTGCCGCACATCCCACGCATCAATACGTGGGGAGCCGGATGAGAATACCAGACCCCGTTTCTGCCAGCGATCCCAGTTCGCTCCAGGTACGCCCCCAGACCCGGCCGACGCATTCTGTCCGAGCAGCAGCCAATTTGTGAGCGCCCAATTTGCTTCGAGATAGATGTATTTCCCAGTGAAGAGGTAAGCGGTGTAGAACGCTTCGGGCAGGTGAGCCGTGTCAGGACCCCATCCGTTGATATCCGGCGCAGTTATATTACAAATCACGCTCCCGGTGTCCCCGGTAACACAGCTCACCATGCAAGTCGGTGTGGTACAGGAACTGTTTACCGTTGAGCCAGCAGGCGAAATCGGCGCGTCGCCGCCGCCTCCCGTGGTTGCGTGGCCGAAAAAGTCCAGCGTGGGGCGCACGTCGATGCTTACGCCTCGCCCAAACGCATTGGCGGAACTTCCAACGCCACTCACGTAGGTTGAGGATGTGCGGTTCTCCAAGAACCAGATCGGCGCATGCATAAAGCCCTTGGCGTTCCCCAAGACCACCGGCGCCAGGGTCGAATTGAAGCCGCTGGCGACATACCTAGAATCCCAACGTGACAACACCCCGTAGAACGGCCACGTTCCGCCTGCTCCGGTATCGAGAGTCTGATACTGCGCCCATCCCATGTGAGGGGCGACTGGGGTCAGTCCATCGCTGCGCGATGTCACTGCCGTCGCGCCAAGGTCGGTTGCATTGAACGCCGCCACTTCGAGCGCTATAGCGCTGGCCCCAATCGTTCTTCCGATGTAGGAAGGGACCGCTTTGCTGTATGTCACATACGCCAGGTTGAAATCGACATTCGCTGCTGGTTGGGTTGAGGACCAGCACGTTTCCATTACCCGTCCGAATGTCTCGATTACGAATGCAGCCGGTGCGGTGTAGCAGGCGGTCGTTTCCGCTGCCCCAGTGTAGACCACGAACGATTCAAGCCGCTGGTCCTGCGCCCGGTCCATCCAGCCGTTATCAATGATATTGTCCGTCTCGACATAATTCGTGCCGCCGGCCGGACTGGTGTAGAACGTGACCACGTAGGACGGTCGCATAGAGTTGTATTGCCCGGTTCCAGCGCTCCATGTTGCGCCTGAGTATGGGTCGGTGCATCCTGCGGTGCATTGCCATCCGAGAGACGTGGTGCGGGTCGTGTCACCGTTCTGGTCGTCCGCCGCTTCCCGCACAAGCACACTCGTCCGCAGCGGTCCGGATTCCAGATACTTCCACATCCCCGCGCCGATCATGGCCCGTGCGTCACAGGGGACCGTGGAGCCGATCAGGCAGGACTCGGTGACGCCTCCGGTAGTTGCCGACCATCCTGCCCCCCAGGACCCAGACCCGCCGCCGGTGTTGAATGCAAGCATCGCAGCTTGGTTTAAGCCGGAGCCACTGGAAGAAGCGGAAGACGAAGATTCAAACTCAATAGTGATACTGGAACTGGCCGTGATGGTCTGCTCCATCGTGATAAGAGCAAATTTCACATAACCTGCCGCACAGCCGGAATCCGCAGGCCATCGGGTCTTTACGTCGGACTGCCAGTATGTGAGGATAGTGCCGCCGGTGTATGGGGCCGCATAGTTGCAGACTTCGCCTTGCGCGAAATAGCGGGGGATGGTCTGGAGGTGCTTCTGCGTTGTGCCAGACAGATCCCACCATACAATTGAATTAGAAAGTGCGAAGGATGAAATGGCAGTTAATATTAATAGTATAATTGTTTTCATAAAATTTTAGAAATGTTTAATATCTATTGCTGTCCACACCGCAACCGGCGGTGTAACCGATCCAGATGTAATTTTACAAAGAGCTACTGTAACTGTATTAGCAGCACTAACTCCACCGGACCATTGAAATCCAGAACCAAAAATTGTAGCTGGCGGTCCAAGTAAAATTGCATCTCCTGTAACAACACCAGTAATTGTAAATGTTTGTTCATTACAAGTGGATTGAGCCATAGCTGACCCACTATTAAAAGTAAGAGTAGATGAACCTAATAAAAATGTAGGAACTGCACTTGTATCAATTGATGCCGGAGATCCTGAAGAACCATTACCAGTCAATCCTAATCCAGTTACTATAGTTGCACCCGAAGTCGCTTGTATTAATTCCCATGCATATGTGGATGCTCCTGTATTACTGCACCCATACCAAGTTGAATTAATTGCGGCGGCGTTTGATTGAGCGTATAGTCTACCAACATGACTAGAGGCATTACATAATGTGCTAGACGGCGTGCCACTACCTGACCATACTCTAAAAGATGTTGCCGAACTAAAATCATCACTACCAGTCCATAAATTAGTTCCCGCAAGTATTGGTAATAACGTCCATGTATTTGTTGCGGTACAATAATATTGTAAATTGTTTGTAATATCAACATCTAGATCTTTACCCGCAGTACAATTTTTGGATCCTTGTGGTGTACCAGAACTAGTTTGGAAATTAATTTTACCATTTATTGCACCAGAAAGATTTGTAGACGATGTAAGAGAACTAAAATCAGCCCATTGGGCAAACGCAGGTATTGTAAGAAATATAAGTAAACAAAAATGTTTCATAAGTAAGTTTCCTAATTCGTTAATGTTGAAAGTTGAGCATTCGTTAATGTTGAAAGTTGAGCATTCGTTAACGTTGATAATGTTAAACTTCCGCCAGAGGTAAATATACTTACCGTACCAATATTTTTAACATTTCCACTCATTTTAACTTGACCTTTTGCATATTTAACATCAAAACTCAACATTATCAATATAATTAATGGAATACAAAATAATTTTATTCGTGTCATTTCGTTGAACCCTCACGGCACCATCATCATTACCGGCCAAATTCCAAGGTGCGCGGTAATCCCGCCGCCACCGCTGCAATTCGCCGGAAATGCCAAACTTGATCCGTCGCCCGTCACCGTGGCCGTAGCGGACCTAAACTGCCGGGTTGTGTCCGTGTTGTCTAAGACGAGAAACTCGCCGCCGCCCTGAAGCACTAAGGCGGACGAGTCAGTTGCAACGCCTATCAGGTAGGCTCCGGCGGCCAAGGTCACTGGCGACGTGAAGATCGCACTGATGGGGACGCCACTTACGTTCAGATCCGGGCTTCCGCCGCTGATTATCGGCGTGGTGGTTGCATAGGTCGTAGAGCATGTCGAGTCGGCGCTGAAGATGCCGAAAAGTAGCCCGCAAATTCCCCCGGTACAGGAGGTCCCGCTGGCTGTCTTGATCTGGAAGTTGATCTTCCGGAACGTTGCGCTGAACGGAAGGGTTACCTGCCACCACGCCCCATACCCGGTGCCTGGATTATAAGCCGAGGAAGCGACAAAGTTTCGTCCGAATGGGTACCACGCCCCAATTCCAGACGTGCCGATGATTGTTCCGCTACTCCCGCCACTCGGCGCATTCCCAATCGTCGGCACTTCCCAGTACGTCCCATCGTAGATGAGGGCTACTGGCACATTCGCAACCAGATCCCCTGACGCCAGAACCGTCGACTGGCTCCACTTCCGAACGTGCTTCGCCGCCGTAGAGTTGACATTGATTGTCACGTCCCCTGAGTTAGTAGTGCCGGGGGTGTACAGAATTTCATCTCCCGATGCCGGGGTAAACGAGGGCGACGTGGTGCAGGACTGCGCCGTCCCTGACCCCGAAGAATCTACGCAGGCCCGGGCCGTTGCTAGAGGAAAGTGAGCGCCGACCGCCGGGGTTGATCTGTGCGCCACACCGGCCGTGTCGATGTAACTCACAAACTGGCTGTCGGAGGGATTAGCGATTCCAACGACTGTGGTGGACGCGACGCCCGAGGAGTTGAGGCAAATTTGCGTGTGCGAAGTCGAATCGAAATAACAAGACTGGTATGTGCTAGCCGGGGTGCTTGGTGCGGTACCTTCAAGTCCCGTCACGATGTACTCACCGGAGTTAGTTACTGTTATTTCCTTCTGCCATCCCGCGCCGCCCGTGCCGGCCGCCAAGCAAACCCACTCATTCAGGTTGGTCGAGTCGTAGTAAGCCTGAAGGAGCGAGGTGGTGGGAGCTACACACGTCGCGGTGGGCGCGCCCGAGCCCGTGGTCTGCGTCAGGATGCCGCTGCCGCCGGCGTACTGCGGGATATTGAGCGTCCCGCCGCTGAGGGTCGCGGCGCCGCTGGTGCCCGTGGTCGTAAGCGTCAAGGCGCTCTGGAAATGGGATGGCGAATAAGTTTGCCAAGTCCCGGCCCAGTCGCCTGAATTGGTTGGCGGAAACGTCGATGGGTAGCCGGTCAAGCCTGAAATCGTCGAATAATTCGTGAGCGCCTGCTGGAAGTAGCTGGGCGCATGTGTCTGCCAGGTGCCCGCCCAGTCGCCGCTATTCGTTGGGGGGAAAGTGGACGGGTAGCCGGTCAGTCCAGAAATGGTGGAGTAATTAGCAAGTGCCGTCTGAAAATAGCCCGGTGCATGTGTCTGCCAAGTCCCGGCCCAGTCCCCGGAGTTAACAGGGGGAAACGTAGACGGCCACGCACCCGGCGCACCCGTAATCGGTGACTGATACAACCCCACCATCGCCGTCTGCGCCCTCGCGGCAGTGAAGTACAAACTACCCGATTCCGCAACCTGTGAGGTATTGATCGCCGGCAGGTCCCGAAACACCAGCGCTCTTAGCGCCGAAGTGTCCGATGAACTGCCGCTTGGGTCTGTAGCCATCACCAAATTCGGCAGCCCACTCGGCGCCGAACCACCAGAACTAGCAATACTGGACCATCCACCAACAGCAACGGCAACACATGCTGGTGTAGGTGTACCAATTGGAGCACTACATGAATAATAAACATGATTCAATGTATCCCAATACGTATCACCAGGAAGATTTCCAGATAATGAACCGGGAGGACCACTACCAGAATATTTTTGTGGAACAGCCGCAAAATTATTATTAATTGCGGCTGGGAGTCCAGCACCTGTAATCGTATTTGGTATTGGTACAACTTGCCCAAATAATCCTACCGTCCAAAACAAAAGAAAAATTAATTTTTTCATGTTTTCTTTACCTTAACAATAAATATTTATAACATTTGACATCGTTAGAACTGCAACACAATTTTGATATCTTCAAACTGTGCTGGTGCTCTAAGTACAGGAGACATATTTTCGGTTGTTAGAATTAGTCCACTATTTGGCTGTATATCAGGATATGTGATTGTTGAAACTGTTCCAATTGCGGTTGCACCACTATTTTGTATAGTTTCGCTAACAATAAAGGTTCCAGTAACTTGCGTTAATCGCAATACTGGAGTAACAAAATCCACCACATATGCGGTAGCACCACTCGTATAACCTGTTACTAAATCCCCGGGATTATAAGTTCCTGTTATACTCGTAAGGGAAATATTAGTAGTTAATGTTCCGACATTAGCAGCAAAATTATATTGCGAACCATATGCTAATGGATTTAAAAGTAAACCGAATTGTCTATATGAATTTGCAGTTGTAATTTTTCCTGATTCAGATTCATTATAATTTATATCTACCATAATATTTGTTGCTTTTAGTTGATTAGCAGGATCAAAACCAATACCACCAGGAGGGCTAAGTATAGCATGGGCTGTAGCTCCACCAGAACCACTAAATGAAACCGTAGCTTGTGTATAATTTATTCCTGGAGTAATAATCGTAATAGAAGTGACCGAGGTTCCTGTAAGATTGGCTATAGCTGTACAACCTGTACCTGTACCATTTACTGTTACTATTGGGGTTGTTAAGTAACTTCCACCATTAGTAACTTGAATATTATAAATTGCTCCCGGGACCGCAGTTGCTTGGACAGACCATTGCAATGAGCCATCATTGTATAATAAAGTATAAATTGGAATCCAAAGGGAAGATAAAAATTGTAAAACATCTCCCGATGATACTTGAAACATAAATTTCCAAATATAACCATCAGCAAGAGTAACCGGGGTAGTTCCTGTAGATGTTGGTTCTACTGATGATGGTTGGCCGCCATTATTATTCAAACAAATATAAACATTATGACTCGGTGTAATAACATAAAATGGTGTAATTTGAACTAGATCAGTATAAAAATTATAAACTGTCGAAGAAGTCCATGCATATGCAGGTATCACTAAAATTGCATCTGATGGAGCCACACGTTTAACCGCAATCATTTGTAGATAGTCATTATATTTTTCAGATACCGTATCTAATGGTGCCGGTGGATTGGAATCATTAGACCAAGGTTCTGTTTGCCCTATCCAAACATAAAGGTTATTTGTGGATAGTTGGGTCTGTAATAATCCTTCTAAAAATTTTTGAGCAGAATATACACTAAAATTTGTAGATTTGACGGCATAACTTGACATAGTTGTCCTTAATTTATCGTAACAATTCCAGAAATCCCTGAAGGAGGAGTAAATGAAATACCATCAATTATAAGATCTCCAAATAATAACAAACCTGCGGGATGTAGTACTTGTTTTATTATATTTATGTATTCGCTTAATTGTTCATGTGTCCGCAAAACATATGAAAAATCCTGGTAAAAATATGAATCCTGTATATATTTTCTACAACTCAAAAAACCAGAATCATCAACATATCTGCCAGCATATTGACCAACAGCCCCAACAGTAATTGTTCCTGTCGCATTTCCATTTCCGGCTAATGTAAAATTAGCAGCAATGGGTGTTGTATAATTTATTCCAAAATCTTTCGCTTTGACAGTTTGTATATTTCCTAAATTGATACTATAATGAGTGGTAATATCTGGAGTAGTTATCCAATCAGTATTCAATGTCGCTATTTGGGTGGCACCCACATAACTGATAATTCTATTTTCTTGATTAGCACCAGTACCATCAGTAAGGGTAATATACATATTATCATAATATCCATCTACACCAGAAGAATTTGAAGCTAATTGGATTGTTGATGATGATGTGCCTACCGGGACAACTCTACCTATTAGAGTGCCACTGATTATATTTACCGAAAATATTGCTGTTTGATTACCACCGGTTACTGTAATGATATCTTCAGGTTTATATGCTGTTCCTTGATTTTCAATATCTATTCCAGTAGCTAATCCATACAGAGTTGGTAGTATTAAACTACTAAATTCAAATGTAACCAAATCTAAAGGTAAAACCATTTCATCCATCGTCATACCCAATTTTCTATATAGTACCCAAGTATCATCATAAAAATAATAGATGGCTTGAGTCCCCGATAATAAAATATTATCGGCTTGGCTAGTTGTCTTCCATGCCGTGGTAACACTTAAACCATTATTAGTATCGTTTCCATTTATAGGATCAACAAAATAATTTACATTTAAGATTTCCGGAATAACAATTTGTAGTGATTCACCAATTTGAAAATTTCCTTGGAGAGAAGAAATATACATTTCGCTAACTACATTACTTCCAATCTGCAATAGTATAACATTTTCAACATTAGCTGTAGCCCCTGACGTAACACCAATAATTTTCCGACTGATATATTGTAAGGTATCTATCGGAGTTGTAGTTCTAATAATAGTATCAACCGACCAATGACCGTCAGATGGACGAATAACATCAATTTTTGGATAATAAAAACTAATCAGGTCATCATATAAAATTTGAAATAATAATTTGAATGATCCTTCAGAACCACGAGATAAATAAAAATCTTTAATATGTTTTGCCAATTTCTTCGGATCTGCTAACATTGTTGTTGGCAAACCATATAGATATTCAAAGAAAAAATATTGGAGAAATTGTGGTAAAACTGTATCTATATTTCTTTGGTCTAATAAAGAAAAAATACCTTGAATTGGCCCCAAAGATAATTCTGATTGATTTTCTTCCATCCACGCAAAATACGCCTGCATAAATTGTAAAAATAAAGGAAAATTTTCGCGGATATATTCAGTACTACCTTGTTGTAAACTGGTATATTCACTAATTTGTCCAAAAGGTTCAGGCATATTTTATCCTAATGTTGTTCCAATCGGCGGATTTGCAACCATCGTCACAGTAACATCTGATGTATTGATTACAATAATTTGATTTTGAATTGGTGTTATATCATTGATTTGTGGTGTCACAATTATATTTAAATTACCACTTACATCAATAACACCAGATGGATCAAAATTAGTTAGTGTTACTGTACCTGTATTATAATTTATTGTTCCCGCATTCAAATTAGTATAAGTTATTACAGGACCTACATATTTATAGGTTTGTATGATGCCCAAAGAATTATCACTAAAATAATATTGTTGTCCACTTACATAGGAAACATCAACATTTGAATCAATAAATGCCGTAGTCTTGAGAGATCCAGGAATAATAGGATTTGAAAAATTGAATGTATAACTATTGATAGCATTTATTGCTGGTGCGAATTGTTGATACATTTGTACCGTAGTCAGATCATTTGTAATCGAAGGTTCTGATTCATCAATCAATCTGGTCAATAAAGAAAATCTAAAAATATCATTGAATTGACCTATATTAATATTGGCAAAATTTTGAATTGTATTTGCTACCAATGTTTGAATTTGTCCCGAAGAATTATTTGTAAATTGAGCATTATATTTTACCGTTGAATTGATTATGAGGAATAAATATGATGGATCAATAACTTGAGGAACAATAGAAACAATATTTCTTGATTGTAAAATACTGGTCACAATACTCTGTTTGGTCAATTCTGTTAGAACATACCCCAAAACGGGTTTGATACTTATAAAGACTGTCCCATATTGAGGTGGAATATTTGTTTCTCCACCCCATACGGCTACACTAGCCGCGTTCGGATATTGTTCTAATATAATATTTTGATAATCTGTAGAGGTTACGGCCCTATTTTGTGTTTGATAATTTTTTGGTGCGGTAAATCTGACACTATCTTTACTTTCTCTTTCAGAACCACCGGTAGCAGCATTTACGGTGGTTATTGTAATATTACTATAACCACCAATATTACCTGAAACTGTAAAAATATTAGCAAAATTAGGGGCGTCACCATTACATGCAAGATACGTAAGATAGACTATGTTACCATCAGATAAAGAGGCACCTAAAATACCATCACCAAAATATACTTCATATTGTTCATTATCAATTTCCTGTAAGAAATATACATTAGAAGTAGCGCCTAAAGTTGTGATATCATCTTCCAAAGTGAATGTGGTTAATAAAGTGTTTTCCAAACTTTGTTGAATATTAACCACCAAAGTTTCTGTATCGACACTAGAATTTGGAATAATATATTGTATTGGATTAGAATTGTTAACTGTATACCGGAAAGTATATGGTATACCTTCGTTTATAGGTACATTATTTGCCACATATTGATTTTGAATAGCATCATAAGGAACTGTAATTGTATTTGTGGTTACGAAGGTATAATTAATACTATTGACAATTGTATTAAATGTGGTATTTGCAGGAATAACCAATGTTGCCGGAGGAGTAGGACTCATTGGAGGCACAACAGTAATATTTACTATTGCCTGTGATGATTTTCTAGATCTTGGGGTATAACCAAGTTGTTTGGCAATACTAACAATATTGGCTCTGCGGTCCGCGGAATCTAAAAACATTTCATTGGCCGCCATATTTAAGTAATATGCGAGATATACTGTATTATACGATAAAATATTGAGAATTACAGATAATCCAGAACCTGCAAAGTCATAATCAGTAAATGCTGATTGAGATTGCAAGTAAGTTTGTAATGCTGATTTAATAGCATCAAAATCTAATGAACTAATATTTAATTTTGTAGACGAAGAAGTAACTTGAGGCATCTAGCGTAATTTCTCCAAGAAAAGGTTTACGGTTACTGGAGCAGTTTGCCCCACAATCTGATATGTAATACTAGCATTGTATCCATTATGGTCAGGATCGGCAGATACATTCACTCCAATAACCATAACTCTCGGTTCATAGTTTTGTAGTACATCTAATATTGAACGCCTTATAGTAATACATGTCATTGGTGTAATGTTTTCAAATAATGAATTCATTACCGCGCATCCTTGCTCTGGATGGAAAGGTATTTCAAAATTACGTGTCATTACCAAATTTACTACAGAAACCTGAATTGAAGCAGCATCTATTAATGTGGTAACATCACCGGTTACGGGATTTGCACGAAAGGCTAGAGATACATCAATATATCTAGGTTTAATTGGTTTTGGTTGTGGTGCCATACATACTTATTTATGACATCTTTAACCAGTTCATATTTGTTCTTGTTTCCAAACCACTGAGATCATACCATCCGGATCCCCAAAGAGTCATTAAGGACTTAAAATATTCCTCATACATATATTTCACACGATGTATAGAATAATTAGCTTCTGCAATATCTCTAATTTTTTGATAATCAAAATCTAAATGAGTTGCCGCATAAACGAATTGTTCTAATGTATGGCATCTCCATCCAGTAACTCCATGTTTAATTGTGAATGAAAAGGCGGCATGATCTGTAGTAATAACTGGAGTTCCACAAAGTTGTGATTCTACCGCTACACCACCAAAAGGTTCCAAAAATGTTGTAGGCATCAAAACAGCTTTTGCCTCTCGCATCAATTGAGACCTCAATTTTACATCAGCATATCCAGCATAAGAGATCTTGTCATTTAAAGGAATATCAATTCCTTCTTCAGTTTTTAACAGATCATCAGTTTGTGATATTACACCTTGTCCGGCAAGTATTAGATTCATTCCAGTTGCTTTTTGTATCTCCAAAACAACTTGAAGGCCTTTACGTCTAATTAATCTACCGATATACAGAAGGTAATCTTTTTTCTTATCACAAAATTCAAAATCATCAGGATTAAAATAATTAGGAATTACTGCATCATAACATTTAAAATCAGGATCTTGTGATAAAATACCATAACACAATGCTTGGTGTGTATATGTTTCAAATACTCTAAATTTTGAAAATATACCTGTATAACCAACAAATGGTTCCACATTAATTGTCGATTCTTCGCCAACAATATCAAAAATTGGTTTTTGACATAAACCACCAACAATACAAACAAAATCTTTCTTTTGTTTTCGCTTATTAATTTCTTCGGCGGCTCTTGTGTTCGTCAATCGCCAATAAAGTTGAGTTGGATCCCATTGGATTGGAAAGGTATTCTTTTTCCAATCCGTTTTACCAAAAAACTTCTGTTGTTCGGCATTAGATATAATGTCTATATGTTCATTACAATATGCTTGCGAACCTTCAGCACTATAATCAAAAGTTTCATGTCCTAAAGACTGCATCATTTTATGAAAATTGAGCACTTTTTGGGAATAGGCACAGGCATTATATTCTTTGGAAACTTTAGTATGCGGCAAGCTTATAATATGAAATCGCATCTTGTTATTTTACACGTAAGACGGCCACCATAAAGAGTCTATACTGTCCCAATATAAAGTCATAGCTCTACCAGTTATCGCAGTAGCGGCAACAACTATATTTCCACCAGTCCCAAGAGTAAATACACCAAACGAATTAAATGGAAGAAGAACAATTGGACCGGTATATGCTCCACCTATTCCATTAGGGCTACGAGCAATTGTTGTAATTGTGCCCGGACCCAATATTCCCTGGATGGGGCTTGGAGAAATACTGGTAGTTGCAGAAATAGGATAAACTAGGACATTATCCAAATTATTATTGATAACTACAGATTTATTCGATGTTGAAGCATTATAGATAAAATAAGCTGCTGAATCGCTATTTCCCCGGCGATTTCCCATTATAGTAACGATTGTTGCGGCATCTGAAACATATATATCGGTACCCGATGTAGTATTCAACGCAAAATAATTGTCGGTGATACTGGCATCTATTACTCCAGTGCCAATCTCCAGGCAGTTACCATAATTAATAGCAACAAATTCACAATTAGCTACGCTACCACCATAACTACCACTCAACATTATGACCCCATATAATGCGGTAGTTTGACAATTGGCAAAACTACAACCAAGGATACTGGTAATCTGTGTGTCCGCCCCAATAACAACACCATAGGAATAATATTGGTCAAATTGGGTACCGTGAATCCTAGTATATCCAGGATAGGATGTTGTGCTACCAACTGTATTTCCTACTATATTTACACCAATCAAAGCACCAACAATTACTCCATCTTCAACTTGAACACCTTGACAATCATTCAAGATATCAATTCCATCCCATTCACCACCAAGACCCATATTTGTAAACCCAGTTATAGTTGAATTGATTACTCGTTGTGCTGTAATGATGGCCAATCTTGGTGAGGGGAAATGTAATGGAAATCCTGTGGTCATATGCCGAATATTTGTAAATTCAACATTGAATGAATAATTACCATATCCACCATACCAACTGGTTCCATCTGCGGTACTTCCAAAGAATAATGTGGTACTATCAATCAATTGAATATTATTACAGGTTACATTGAAACATCGGTCAATAGTGATTCCATTACCAACATCATTGACAATAATGGAGTCAACGGTGACATACATATTTTGAACAATAGATAATGCTGTTGCCGTATTAGTAGGTGTTCCCGTTAGGTTAAATGATAATTCACGGAAACCAATATTAGTTGCCGTTGAAACTGTTTTGAATACAATGGCAGTTGAAGATACTGGAGTAAATACAGTAGAAGGTCCGGCACCACGAACCACGATATTAGAAGGAACATTGATAGTTCCATATGGGGAATATGTACCGGAAGGAATAAATACTGTACCACCAGAAGATGTAATAAAATTGATAGCTTCTTGAATTCCAACAGTGGCACTTTGAACAGTCCAGGCGCCCGAATGGGAATTAGCGCAGGTTACCGTTACATTTAGCCCAGATACATTAGTTACTGGGACAACTTCAGCCAATCCAGTTCCAGCACTTATATAAAGGTTATCTCCTATTACAAGCCCAGGGGGAATTGAATGCAATGCAAATGTATTGGATCCACCTGAAAGAGAGCCACCAGGAGTATATGGTGTAAAATTAAAAGGGGTTGAAACTATGTATATATTAGGCCCAGTGTAACCTGTGTATCCAGTATAACCAGTATATCCTGTGAAGTTACCAGGACCAGTATATCCTGTAGGACCAGTATATCCTGTTGACCCCAGGGGTCCTGTATACCCAGTAAAATTACCAGGTCCAGTATAACCTGTGTATCCAGTATAACCAGTAGGTCCGAAAGGACCTGTATACCCAGTAAAATTACCAGGTCCAGTATACCCAGTATATCCTGTGGGACCAGTATAACCAGTAGGTCCGAAAGGACCTGTAT